CGCAACCGAAGCATTTTTAAATACAACAGTTGCAATTAAGGGTACTGCTGGTAGTGCAGATGATGTCAAGTCAGCAATAACAGCAATGGTGCAAATCTTCAGTAAGGGCAAGGTATCTGCGGAGGAATTAAGTGGACAATTGGGTGAAAGATTCCCTGCGGCAGTAACAAAGTTTGCTAAAGCAAATAATATTTCTACGCAACAATTACAGAAAAATCTTAAAGATGGAACAGTAGGATTAGACATGCTAAGTAAGTTTATTACAAGCTTAGGAGATGAATATGAACCATTAGCAAGAAAGATTGCAGCTTCAAACGAAGAGGCAGGAGCAAGATCTCAAATTGCAATGAATAAGATGAAGATTGCAGTTGGTAATGCTTTAAAACCTATAGGAGCAGATTTTCAAATAATTGGAGCGCAGTTGCTTACTGATTTAATTCCTGCAATGGAATCTTTGGCGTTAATAGCTTCTGCTGTCTTCAAGCCTTTGGCTGACATCGTTGGTGTTCTTGCTAATAATTTTGAACTTTTATCTATTGCTGTAGGTGTAACTGCTGGAGCTTTTGTTGGGTTAGCTATTCAACAAGTTGTTATAGCTTTTGGTGCATTAGTTACTGCTTTAAAGGCTGCTACGATTAGTCAAACAGCTTTTAATGCTGCTGTAATGAAAAACCCCTATGTAGCAGTTGGGGCAATTATTGCAGGTTTGATTATTACGATAGCTAAACTTGGAAGCCAATATAGAAAGACAGCAAAAGATATTAAAGCAAGTTTAATGGGGCAATCTCTTGAAGAAACTAAAAAAGATTTATTGGAAATAGAACAACAAATAGAAGATACGAAACAAAGACTTGAGGATGCTGTTTGGATATATAAAATGCCACAAGAAAGAGAATTAAAAAGATTAGAGAAATTAAAGAAAGCTTATGAAGAATTTATTGCTGCTGAAGAGAAAGTAGCTGAGAAAGCTAAGTTCCCTGCTCTGGAGAAAGAATTTGGAGAAGATTCTCCGTTCGTTAAGTTTGCAGAAGAATTGGATACATTTAATGAATCTCTTCAGAACGTAGCTGTAAATGGATTTAAAAAATTAGAAGATTCGATTATGACATTTGTAACCACAGGAAAACTTGCAATTAAAGATTTAGTGACAAGCGTTATACATGATTTAACTCGTTTAATGATTCGACAGACAATCACCAAACCATTATTTAGTGCGTTTACAAAGGCATTGACTGGTGGGGGATCTATTCCTGGTTTGGATTTTGCACCTGGTACTGAGGGGTATTGGGATACAGATATGCCTATCCCAAGCGCAAAAGGAAATACATTTGCAAGGAATGGAATCGTGCCTTATTACAAAGGTGGTGTTATTCGTAATCCAACAATGTCGCTCATGGGAGAAAAAGGCCCAGAAGCTGTATTACCCCTCCAAAGAGGAAGAGGTGGAAGACTTGGGGTTGCGATGCAAGGCGGTGGAGGTGGCACAACCAATGTGAATTACACAGGGCCAACACTAAATTTTAATGGTGATGAATATGTACCAAGATCTGCTGTGGGTGGCATTATTAATGCAGCTTCAAATAGAGGTGCTTCAATGGGAGAAACAAGAGCGATGAGGTCATTGCAAAACAATCGTTCTGCTAGAGGGAGGCTAGGAATGTAATGAGTACGGCTGTTGCTTTAGTTACTTTTATAGAGATTTATGATCCTGATTTAGTTGATAACAATGGAAATATTTCAGGTGCGGTTCAGTACCGATTTCAGAATAGTGAACCAAGCTCTGCTGGTATAAGTGATTCAAAGGTTAGTGGTGGTGCAAAATTTAATTTTCTTTCGTTTCTTTATCAAGGTGCGACTAGAAGTAAAGATGGAAACAATCTTGAATCAGCTTTAATTTTGGCTAATGAAAGCAATGACAGGGAAGGATCTGTCGGTGCAAATAAATTATCAATGAGTTATGCAGCAGAAGCAGTAAATAATGGTTGGAGTGTAAGAGTTTCTACTTGTAAAATGACTGATTTAACTTTTAGTGCCGTAGAAACAATCTTGGGAATTGATACTTGGAAAATAGTTTCAATGGGTTATGACGCTACTACTATTGAAATTTTATTAAGTTCAACAATAGATGCAGTCGGTGGGAATATTGGTCGTTTCTTAACAAGCAGTTTGGTGGGGCATTTACCTGTTACTGGTCGAATAGTTACAAGGTGAAGACTGCAATGTTGTTAGGGTTGCCTTATCGTTTAGGTGCTACTCCTGATAAACATAAAGCTGCCGATTGTGTTTCTCTTGCAGGAGAAGTTCTTAAAAATTACGGTATAGATTTTCCTTGTCAAAAGCGTGAATGGTACAGGCGTTTAAGAAAAAAAGATTATGACGTATTTCGTGATGAACTGAAAAAGTGGGGAACACTTACAACAACCGCTAATATTGGAGTTGTAGCTCTCTGCAAAGCAGAAAAAGGTTACGCTTTAGCTGTTTATTGGAAAGGCGGTTGGCTCTCATTCGCAGACAAGACGGTTCGATGGAGTCCCATCGGAGGATTGGAGGTTTTAGAACTTTATTACCCTATGAAGTAGAGCTATGTGAATCTTTAGGCATAACCGATAAAGATTATTTTGAATTTTTAGATTTAGTTGAAGCAAAACCTGTAGAAGCAGACATTGTATGTCAGCCTCAAGCAGCGTTAGCAGCATTGCCAGGCTTTATGACCATAACTGGTGCTGGTGGTGCGCTTGCTCTCAGCTTCTGGGGGCAAGTAATTGTCAGCGTTGCACTTGCTGCTATCTCTTATCTGCTCACACCAAAACCAAAAGATCCAGGTCAGCAACCAAGGTTAACGATTGGTGGTGTTCAAGGAAGAAGTCGTTTTACTCCTACAAGTGGTTTTGAATCTCTTCAAGACTTAGCTTCATTAGGTTCGTTTATACCTTTGGTTTATGCAAGACAAGGTGTAAGAGTTTCTAGTCAACTCCTTTGGTCACAACTAAGGACTGCTCAATATGGTCAAGTTATTAATGCTATTTGTTTGTTTTCTAATGGTACTTTAGGAGCCAAGCCACAATATAATTCGTTTGCCTTGGGTGAAACTTTTTTATCTGATTTACCTTTAACAAAACAAAAATTATATTTTTCAAGAGGCAATAGAATTACTAATAGATTACAAGGAGTTGCAGACACACAAACTCCATCATCATCACATGATCAGTACCCAGAAGGTAAATCTAAAAATAGAAATAATTATCGAGCAAGAGGTGAAAGAGAATATGATGATGTTGATCCTTTTAAAGTAAAAGTTTTTACTGAAAGTTATAGTGGTGGAGATGGTGTTTTTGATTATAGGCCAAGTTTTTCAAGCACTAAAACCCCTTCGTCAGGTGTTAGTTTTGGTTTATCTTCTCCTATGCCAAATGGCAATGCTTATAAATTAAATTGGGAATTAATATTACTTTTAAGAGATGCAGATGATGGTGTAAAAAAAGATTTAAGAATCAAAATGGGTAAATTGGTACATAAATATCCTAGATATGTAGGGATAACAAATCGTGGAGGATCACCTACTTATTCATCAGTGGGAAATAGAGTTATTTTAAATCCTAATCAAACAGGAAATGTTTGGGTTAATTATCGTATTTACCACTCAACAAATGAATCTGCATGGATTGATTCTTCTATTACAGATGTAGATCCCAAAAAGAAATGGAACAAATTTTCACCGTGGGGTTCTCAAGACGCAAAATCAAATTCTGATACTGTCAGAGAATCTGTTGATGATGCAATAAAAATTGGTGAGCAATATATGGTTGGTTCTACTTTAATGACAGCAACCGAAGAAGATAATGGGAATATTTGGGTTGGAGGTAATGATGGTTTTCAAAAAGCTATTAAATTTGAATCTGATGAACCTGGCTATTTAGAATTTAGAAATACAGATGAGACAGCCTTACCATACGAATCTTTAATCGTTCAAAAAGTTGAATTAGCTACTTGTGCTAATGCAAGAAAAACTGATATTACTGAAATTGGAATTAAAAGTACAGTTTGGAGGCAAATAAGTGGTTTCCCTAATGTTAATGAAATGCCTTCTCAAGAGCGTATTGGCTCTTATGAAAAACAAAACGGTTCTATTCAATTAGGAAGTGTAAGTAAATATGTTAGACGAGTTAGTTTTTTTAAAGTACAAGCAAAGAAAATGGATTCAGGAAATGATTTTGTAGATATAAGTCCAAAAATTTTATGCGTTCAAGGTTCTTCTCCAACGGCACAATATAATGCTATTTTTATCAATCATCATGTTCCTAGTAAATATGAATTTAGGTTCTTACCTGTTGCAGGGAATGTAGTTTTAAATCATTATGCTGATCGTATAGTTCATGTTTTAGGTTACGCAGAAAGATTAAGATCTCATTCTAATCATAATTTAGGATTAACTATTTCATATCATGCAGGAGAAGGACAATTACCTCTTTCAAATGAAATAGATGAAGGTAGTAATTTTACAAATAATCCTGAATGGTTAAGGGGAGGATTAGGTGCTGAATTACCTTTTATAGATCCTGATACTGGAGAAGAAGTTACAGGTGGGCCTGTTAATAATTTCACGCCTCCTTCTTATGGCAATCCTGTATTCACACCACCTGTTTACTCTTCATCTCATAAGATTTTTCAACCTGATAATAAAACAACTTATTTTGGAACTGGCCCTGGTAATGCTTATCAACAATGGACTAATCGTACTCAAAGAAATTTAAAAGGTGTCCCTGCTGATGGGATGAACTCTTATTTTAGTCCTTATCACGGCATAGCAGCAGTTGCTATTAAAACTTCAAGCGAAATATGGACATGGCATCTTATTTTTGGAGGAACATTACTCCCTAATGGTTTGGTATTTACCATGAAAGCAGGAGTTGTTCCAATGGAAAATAGTCATTGGTCTGACCCAGTAGAAGAATATGCTAGTGGAGTTCCAACAGGTAGATGGCATAGGTTCAAAGTTGCTAAAAATCCTTCTTCTTTAGGAGGAGCAGAAGACTGGAGATATAAAAACGGAGCAGGACATAATGTTTATGCTATTGCGTTGCAGGAAGCTGATCGACCACCAGCCACTGAAAGTACTCCTGTTGTTAGATCAACAACTACGACAAAAGGAGTAGGTAGTGGGATGCAAGTGCAAGTAAAAACTAAAACAGATGGTGTTAGTACATATAAAGAATTTGCACTTTTCGCTTCAGGTGATGGTTATTTTAATGGCGATACAGTCACTATTAACAATGAATCTCCAAGTGTAACTTTATCTCTTACAGCAAAAGAAAGACCTAGTTTTGTTCCTGATGTGGATGAACACTCTGATTGGGAATCTGATGGAACTGCTGGTTTTTATACAAATTATTGGCAAACAATTGCTCATAACAATAACAATGCAATAGCTGATTATTTCTTATTTGATTCAGAAGCTTCAAGCCATGAAAACGGTTCTGAACATGAGATTTCATATTTAAACGAAATCAAACATGAAGGTACAAGTAGTAATTCACAAATAAATTATGAACATCTTGCGATTGCTGGACTTCGGATTGGAGCAACAGGTTCATTAAGTAGTTTTAATTCTCTTTCTGCTTTTATTCAGGAAGGAATAATGGTAGATCGTTTAATTCCTGATTCAAATCCTAATTCTGGAACTGGTTATTTAACTAGAAACTCGCACATAGCTTCTACTGATGATTTTGTAGAAATAGTGCATGATTTGCTAACTAATGATGTTTATGGTGCAGGTGATCTTGTCGGACATGATGGTGTTGATCGTGCAAGTATGATTGAAGGGGCTAGGTATTGTAGAGCTAATGGTTTCCGTTGGAATGGTGTTATTGATCGTAAATTTAATTTAAGAGAATTTATTTTTGAATATGCAGGTTATCATTTTTTAGATTTTTCTATTCTAGGTGGTCGATTTAGTTTGAAACCAAGTTTTCCTATTAATGGAAACTATACAATTAATTATGAAGCAGGACTTAATTCAGGTATTGATATAAGGGCTTTATTTACTGATGGAAATATGAAAGATATAAAAGTTACTTTTTTAACTCCAGAAGAAAGAAAAATGTTTAAAGCAACTGTTATTCATCGTGATGATCAAATTAATCAATATACAAAAATAGCTGGATTCCCAGAAAACGTAGCAAAAACTTATGCTTACAACCCAAATGGAGAATCTGATTCTAGTTTCTTTCCTAAAGCAGATAAATTGCCAGAAGAAGTTTTTGATTTAAGTAATTGGTGTACTAGCGAAACACATGCAAAATTATTTGCTGCTATTGCTTTGTCAGTAAGAAAAGAAGTTGATCATGGGATTGTTTTTCAAACTCCACCAAGTTCTGTATTTGGTTTAGTCGCAGGTGATTATATACGAGTCATAACAGAAGCAACACACACAAGTAGGTTTAATAATGGAAGTATTGATGCAGATGGAAAAGTTACTTCTAGGTCAACAATTTCTGGATCTATTAATGCTTATGTTTGGAGTCCAGGTACATTAGGAGGGATAACAACAGCACAATTTACTGTTAATAGTGCAGGAACCAATTCAGCAGGTTTAAGAAATAAATTGTTTGCCCAAGTTGACACCACCGAAGAAGATAGGATTTACAAGGTTGAATCTATTACTTATGGTGAAGATGGTTTAATTCAAGTTGCAGCTACTCATGCTCCTTTAACATCTAATAACAAACTTGCTGTTCTTTATAATGCAAGTCCTAACGCTGTAAATGGTGTTAATTTTGCTGATCGATTCCCTGAATTAAGAGGTTAATGGCTCAATTCAAACCTACAAATGTAACTCCTTCCACAAGAAGTTATTCGCCTGGCGAATATCCCCAAGTTGAGTTTGAGGCTCAAAATGGTGTTAAGACTGTTATTCGGTATGGAAAAAATAGAACTGGTTCGTCTTTAAGTCTGGGATTTGACAATATTTTAGATTCAGATGCTGCTGCAATTCTAAAAAATTATGAAGATATAAATTCAATTTGGGATGAAGTTACTTTTAGTGGGACAAATGTTATTAACGGTGCAGACAGCACTTTGCAGTCATATCTTATTGAAAGAACAGAATTAAAATGGCGATATGACGGCCCTCCAATGGTGACAAGTGTCTTTCCTGGACGTAGCAATGTTCAATGTAAATTTGTTGCTTGCCTCGATTCGCCTTAGAATATAATGACTGTTTAATTTAAAGATTGTCGTGGGCTACTATTCAGGCGGTGATGGGTTGATGAAAGTGGATAACACCGCTGTCGCAACCGTAACTACATGGAGCTTTACAGCATCACAAGAAACTTTGGATGTCACCACATTAGGTGATCACGATAGAAAACTTGTAGGTGGAACTCGTAGTGTTTCTGGTTCTGCTTCTATCTCTTGGTATTCCGCATCAGGTGCAAGTGCTGGTCAAACACAAGCAACTGCGTTGCTAAACAAACTTATCAAAGCTAATGGTGCTGCTCCTTCCGTTGTTTCAGGACAAGATTACAATACTTCCTTGACATTAGGAATAACTGATTATGACGGTGATGAGAAAAGCATCACTATGGGAGTGATCTTGACCAGTATTGCTATGACAAATAGTCAAGGTGAAGTTTTATCTGCTGAAGTTTCATTTGAAGCAACTGATCATCCTTCTGCTATATCTCTATAAATGCCCACCTATTTAGGCTCTGGGGGATTTATTGAATTTAAGCGAACGTCTATGGATCATTCGCTTAAAGGGACTCTTGTGCCTTCTGATGTAAATACGACAAGAAAACGATTTTCGATAACAGGAATCAAAGGAAATATTATTACTGGAGATAAAGTTGAAATTAAAAGGGTAGATGGCTCCTCAAATTTAGAA